CTCCTATGGGGGCGTTGGGCCAACTAGGACGCCAACGGTTGCAAGGGTCCCCGCTGCGTCAATCGCAAACGAGTAGTACAGGCCCGTCGGGGCCCGAAGGATCAGCGGCTTCACTGTGTTCTTTGCCTCGACGAACCCGGTGGTTCGCAGGTCCCCAGCCTCGTCTACGGTAAGGCCCGTGCGCTCCGGCACCGTGAAGCCTCCTGCCTCATCGACCGCAGGATACGGCTCATATTCCTCTGGCGTGCTGTAGGCCGGATCGTCGTAGACGCTTGCGTATGGGTCTGGCGCGGTCGTGAGGCCAACGCGGAGGCGACTCGTGCTGAGGAGGGCCCCGAAGTAGGCGTGCTGCTCTACCGTCAGGACCACGGTGTCGTCCGCGCCCGAGAGCGTGGTGTGGCCGTGGAGGGTATGCTCGGAGTTGTCGTCTTGGGCGCCAGCGCTGTCCACGCCAGCGTCAAACCGATGGACGGTCAGGTGCTCGAAGTGCGCGTTACCGGCCGTTGGGTTCCGTCTGCGCACTCCGTCACGCCTCCCCTCCGACGTAGATTGTAGAATTCAGGGTACCGCCTGCTGCCGCTGTCACCTCGAAGTAGATGCGACGGTAGCCTACGGTATCGAGGCGCTGCTCTACGTTGGGGGGAACCAGAGCGTTGTCGCCAAGCCGGACCCACCCCAGCGTGAGGCCAGCGTGGACCCACACCCTGAAGGATAGAGTCGCTGGCGCTACGCCCGTCGTGTTCCGCCACAGGTAGCGAACAGAGCCGAATGCAGCCGTGTCGAGGCCCGTGTCTGTAGCTGTGGGAGCTATTGGCAGCCCGGCCACCTGGTCTACTAGGGAGGGGAGAAGCGCACCTCCGCCGGCTGGCAGCACGTTGGTGCGCGCAAGCTCTAGGGCTGCGTCGTGCGCGTCGTAGACGGGGTGCCCAGGGGCCTGAACGACGTGTAGGGCATTGGACCAGCGCGAAAACGAGCGCTGGATTTCCAGCCGCCCAAGCGCGTGTCCTGCTCGCGGGAGCAAGGCAAGAAGCTGGTGAAGGGTGACGGCCATCGGCTACTCCTCGGTGGGCTTCCCCCGCGGGGCCGCCCTCTTTCGTGGTGTCCGCGGAGTTGCGCCACGTTTCGTGGGCTTCCTCCGGCCGTTTTGCTTCTTCTCTGCGGGCGCCGCCTCGTCCTTGGCCACGTCCCAATCCGCGACGGCATCGAAGTAGAGCCCCCACGGCTCGGCCAGCCCCCGGAGAGCACCGTCGGCGGGCACGTCGAACACGCGCACGCCAAGCTCCGGGTGGTTGCAGCGCACGAGGCCACGAACATTGATGTGCCTGGCCGTGTACGTGTCCGACATGTGGAGGCCTTCGGCGAGGGGGAGCCCGCCTCGCTAGGTCAAGCAGGCTTAGATGCCCTGCTGCGGTCCGTCCTGCGGGGCCTCGGCGAGCTGGCGGTCCAGCGTCGTGTCCACGGCCACGTTCTTGATCAGCGCGTGGTGACGAGGCAGCGACACCTGGAGCGCGCCGAAGAGCAGCAGCGCCCAGCGATAGCTGGTGTCGAGGTTGCCCAGCGGAAAATTGAAGAAGGGCAAGAGCTGCTTCCAGCCCAGGCTCTGCTGCCGGTTGCTGATGATGAAGATGTCGCTGGTGCCGGGCAGGTCCTGGTTCAGGTCTACGAAGGTGGTGTTGCCACCGCCAGCGGTGGCCGCGACCTCTCGGATCTGCGTGGCCGAGGGGCCTACCGCGCCGGGCAGCGTGCGGTAGATGATGTAGCCGGTGGCGCGCTGCGTCGAGCCGGGCACTGCGGCGTCGGTCACGATCAGGGTGTTCGCGTCGCCAGCCGCCGTCACGACCGCGTTGGTGGTAACCGGCGTGGACCAGCCCGATTCGTTCATCGCCACGATGCGGTAGATGAACGTGCCGCCGATCTTCGGGCCGGCTGCCACGAAGAGCGAAGCCGGGTTGGCGGCTGCGGCGGGCTGCTGGAAGATGATCGGCGCCACGGGGCGCTTCGATGGATCGGTACCCATGCCGAGCTCGACACAGACATCCTTTTCGCCGAGGGCCAAAGGATGCTTGACGATGCCGACCTTCTCGTCGCCGATGCAGTGATCGAAGGTCATCTCACGCAGGGTGTAGTTCGGATGGAACTGCGCGCCCATCATGGAGCGCATGCGGGCGGCGTAGAGCTGCCGCAGCGTCTTGTGCATGCGGGGGCTGCAGAACATGTCCGTGGGCTTGCCCCAGTTGGGCCGCTCCGTCACGAGCTCCATGGCCTCGTCGATGATGGCCTCGGTGGGGAGCGCGCCGTTCGCGTCGAGGATGATGCCCTCGCGGTGCATGGCGCGGTGCAGGCCCTCGAAGGCGAAGGGGTTGGAGAGCGGATTTCCGTAGAACAGGTGGTACTCGAGAGCCGACAGGATCTCGAGCGCGCCGTCGCGGTTCTGGGCCTTGACGGTGTTCCCCGCGATGCTCGTGACGAGCCGGGCCTGAATGGGCAGCCGCCGGACCGCGCCCAAGTAGCGCATCGCGAGCTGCTCGAGGCTGTAGGTCGTGTCCGACTCGACCGGGAGCCCGCCCTCTGGGTGGAACAGGAAGCGCCGGCCTGCGGAGCCGGGCGACTGCTTCCGCACGTACTGGTGGACGGTGCTGAACACCCTGTCCTTCGCGAGCTTGTTCCACAGGATCACCGCGGTCTCGTCGAAGGCCGCGTTGTGCAGCACGTCGTCGAGATCCTGCGGAACCGTCGCCATGAGCGCGCCGGGGGTCATCGCCCCGATGCCGGCCGGGAACGTGCTGCCAACGGACATGGCCTTCAGCAGATCGTCCACGCTGTCGAAGCCCATAGCCCCGGCAACGCCCTGTGCGGACACTTCGGCGGCACCGCCGAAGAGGCCCGAGGGGGTTTGTCCTTGCATGAGTCTCTCCTTCTCGCGCCCTCGGGCGCTGGGGTTCGTCTGTCAGCCAGCAGCCATGATGACGCGAGCCGAATCGAGCTGGCCGACCGAGAGGTCCTCCAGCGCGCTCCGAATCGCATTGGAGCGAGCGGGGTCCATCTCCGCGTCGCGCCTGGCGCGCAGGGACTTGCGAAGTTCCGCATGCTCGGTGGCAGGGGACTTGCCGCCGCCGTCGAACGCCTTGGCCAGGGGGGCGGCGCGGGTCGCCATGCCGGTTGCGGTGGATGCGCCTTGCACTCCAGCGCCGCGGCCGTTCAGCAGGGTCTCGATGCCCGCCAGCCGATCGTTGAGCTTCGCGTGCTCTCCTGCCATGGCGTGGAAGCTCTCGCCGAGAGCGATCTGCGCCTTGGCCAAGGCCTCGGTGCCGGTCGCGCCCCAGAGCGCGGTGTTGCCGAGCTGGTCGAGTTGGGCCTCGATGCCCTTGACGAGGGCCTGCACGAAGTCTCCTGCGTCCATCTGCATGGCGGCCTGCACCTCTGGTTGAGCGCTAATGGCGTCGGCCGCGGGGGGCGGGTCCGGCGCATCCTCGGACTTCGCGAACGGCTCTGCGGTTGCGAGCGCGGCGTCCAGATATCCAACGTCGAAGAGATCGCCGACGGCCGCGCCCTCGGCCTTTTCGATCGGATCGTCTGGGCTTGCGCCGTTGCCGTCACCCAAGTCGTCGAGGGTCTGGGCGGCGTCGTCGTCTCCGTCGTCGCGCATCTTGCGAAGCACCGCGAGGGCATCGGCATCGCCGCCCTTCGCCATCTTCGCCAGGTACGGGAGCACTTGCTGACTCATGGGGTACCTCGCTGTGCCGCCCTGAGAACGGCGCGAACTTGCGCATCCGTTGCCCCTGGTCGGCGAAGCCGCACGTATGCGGCGGCCAATGCCTTAGTGAGCTTCGGTCGGGCGGCGTCGAGGGCGGCGCTACTCGACCATGAGCGATTGAACTCGTCCCAATCGAACCCGACGCCGCCGAAAATCTGGATGCTGTCTGGGTTTTGGCGTCTGCGCCGGGCTCCGTCGAGGCTCTGTGGAACGAGGGCGCCCATCTGCCCAGGTTGACCGCTAGCACCTGGGAACTGCGCGCCGACCGTAACGGCCTTGCGCATGTGCTCCGTGAGATTGGCGGCCTTGGCCAAGTCGAGGCGCGTGTGCGGGTTGACGGGGCAGCGGGTGATCGCAATTTGACGCACGACTGAGCGGTTGATCACGCTCCTGTCGAGCGGGTCACGCTCAAGGATTGCGCCCTCTACGCTGAATCCGAGGCTGCGTCCGGTGCCCTGGAGGGCCTTTGCTGTGCTCCAGACGCGTTGTGCGTCGGGAGTGTCGAGCAGGTAGCCCTCAACGCCCGTGGCGGGCGTCGTCTTGCCCGTGGCGTCCCTAACATCCGTGCGCCAAACCCGCGTTGGAACGCCGAGCTCGTAGCCCGTGCGCCGTTCGTGGTTGTCGTTGAACCACCCGCGGCCTTCGCGGATAGCGGTCAGGTCCATGCCGTCTTGGTCCACCCGCTCGCCCTGGAGGTCGCGGTGAGCCGTTGAGATGATGCCCCTGATTCGGCGACGCTGGCCCTTTGGCGCGTCCGCCTTGTAGAACACGTCGAAGGGCATCCAGTCGTGGATGATCTCGTGTGCTTCGTTGGCGGGGGCTGCGTGGGGCACGGGCCGGCTGCTCCTTGGGCAAGCGGCACGCAGGGGTGAATCCCTGGCGCCTCTTGTCCCTCGCGGGGCAGGCCTCGTGCCGGTCGCTATCGCGTCTGTGTTGAAGGGTAGGGCGGCCCCGCGCGGCGTGTCAAGCTACGGCTAGGGCATCTCGGCCAGCGCAGCGCGGCACATGTCCGGGGTCAGCAGCTCGCGGGTCATCATCTCGTGCCAGGTCACGCGATAGCAGACGAGGGCCGTGTCCGCCCCGCCCGCGGTGATTTTCCCCGCGTTAACCCGCGCGCAGACCTCGTTCAACTCCTCGCACGGGTCCTGCCAGGGCTTCGTGTGCCACGCCAGCGCCCCGAGGCCGAGAACGAGGAGAACCGCGAATTCGATCAGGTACATCTTCTTGAGGCTCATGGTTCTGCCTTCCCTGGGAGCGTAAGAACAATCCGCCCTCGCGGAAGCCCCTGGCCCCTCGGCGGCCGGGGGCGATGCACCGGGGGCAGGACCAGCGGGAGCCGCACCGTGCGCTTACACTTCGGGCAAGGGGTCTCCGCTGTGCCGTCGGGGCGGAACGCGACAAGGCGCACCCGGAGACGTACCTTGCCGTCGCTCTCCGTCGAAAGGCGGGCTCCGCAGTGCGGGCACACGATTGGCGCGTGGGGACGCTCGGTCACTCAGCCTCGCATCGGCATGATGACGTGACGCTCGCCATCTTCACGTTGGACGTTCAGCGGGCGGTGGGTTCCTGGCATATGCGAAATGCGGACGTTGCCCTTCGCTCCCTTCATGGCGGCGTGGAGGTAGCCCGCGTTGACGTGGAAGGCATCGCCGTCGGGGTGCTCGGTTTTCCCGATGGGGATGCGCACATGGCCATCGCCGGGCAGGCCCTCCGTGCCCGGGAAACGCGCCGCGAGATAGGCCGTCCCGTCTTTCCGCTCATACGTTACGCGTAGCACTTTCCACTTCGCGTCCTTCCCGATAGCGCGCAATGCTTTGGCTGCCTCGGCAACGCGCCCACTGTCGTGTACGTCGTGCAGGTGCCCCTGCTCTACGTTTTGGAAGACGCGGCTGGCGTCTGGGAACTCTGCGCCAATCGCATTGCCTTCCTTGTCGCGAAGGGTGCCGTGCCAATCGCCTGCGGCGCTCGGAATCTGCACTAGGCGATGGCCATCGGTCGCAGTGACGGTTTCGCCGACATGATGCACGCCCGCTAGGCTGGGCCTGCTTTCATCGTCGCTGACAAACTCCATCGCTCGCTTATGTGCCTTGGCGCGATTGGGCTTGCCAGGGCTGGGCTTGAACTCGCCGGCCGCAGGATGCTGTGCTTCGGCGAGGGCCTTGGCCGCAGCTACGAGCTTCGCGGTCTTGGCACCCTTGGCATCCGCCTTTGCCCTGGCCATGTCGGCATCGAAGTGCCCTGCCGCCTGCTCCTCCAGCAGTTCGTGAACAGTAACGCCAAGCCGACTCCTGCTTTCGGCGCTGGAGGAGTCAAACCCGTGGGCCTTCGCGTGCTCGTTGAGCGCGCGGGTCATATGCCGCGCTTCATCTTGCCCCGACGTCTCAACACCGTTAATGCTTAGCCCCGTTGGAACATGCGTGACATCCCAGCCTTGGGGCTTCTTGACGGTTGCTCCCTTTGGGGGCTTCCCGATAGGCCGGTGATACGCGAAGTCGCCAACAACGTGCGCATCGGCGTCCTGAGAGCCCGCGGTTCCGTCTTCCTTCGTGATCGGGACGGTGATCGTTCGCTTCTCGACCCGCGCCGGTGATGCCGCGTGCGCCTTCATCCTGGCGTCGTGGCGCGCCTTGACGACGACTGCCGCAGCCTCTTTCTTCTCGGCGGCTGCGGTTGCCTCCTTGGCCTTCTTTGTGTGCTCCTCAGCTATGGTGACGTCGTGTCGGCGCTTGAGGGCCTCGGCATCGTGTATCGACTTGATGCGGTTCTTGGCCGCAACCGATGTCTGGAAGACGTGGACGCCCCCGCCCGCCGTCGTCACCTCGTAGAGGGTTTCGTCCTTGCTTCTGTGCTTCCGAATGGTCGCGCCGTACTTGGCTGCGTGGTCCTTGAGGCTCTTCGGGACCGTCCCAGACCACTGGCCATCGCCAGCCGGGGGCGCCGCTGCGGCAGGCTTGGCTTCCGGCTTGACGGCCCGCGCCTTGGCCTCGGCCACGCGCTCGGGGCGGGTCGCGGGCACTGCGGGCTTCGCGGCCCTCTTCTCAGCCTTGAGCCGCTTGCCCAACGCCACCGATTCGCGAGCAATGCCGGTGTCGAGGTGCCCCATCGCCTCCTTCCATGCCGCCCTGTGCGCATCTGTGGCGTCCCCGGGGCTCGCCGGAACCGCGCCCGCTCGCTGAACCATCGCCGCCGCGTGAACGGCCTGGTCCACGGTTGGCGCGGCAAGGGGCACCGCGTCGAACTGCTCGGACCGAGGGCGCCCCGGGAGCGTCAGCCCGGTCTTGGCGTGGATAACCGCGTACTCGCGACCACGCTTAGCGACAATAAGCGAACCGTCGCCAACGATGGTGCCCTTGACGTCGCCAGCATCCGTCTTGACCGTGCCCCTGCGGGTCTTGGTGGCCATGCTCAGGGCGGCATGCTCGCGAACCGTCTCGACGTGAGCCGCAGCGCGCTTCGCCTCGACATCCCTCTTCTCTGCGACACGCTTTTCGATCTCCCTCAGCGCAACCTCGGGCGAGTCGTAGTGCTTCGTCGATGCAGCGGCTCGGGCACGCTCCTGCTCGCGCATCCTGTCGGAGTTGTTCGCGTCGGTCTTGGCAGGCGCCCACACGACGGCCATCTTGCCGTTTGGCAGTTCGTGGGCAATGGCGCGGAGTCCCTTCGCGGCCTCCCGCGCCTTGTCTATGGTGGCCTCCCGCGCTTCCGATGCGGCGTCGGCCGTGCCGACCCTGCCGTATCGTGAAACAATCCGCATCGCACGCTTCGGGTCAGACCCAGGGATGAGCTTCTGCGCCATCGCATCCACATGGGGAGGCGAGACTTCCCCCGCCGCTGCGGCTCGGGCTTCCTCCTGCGTAACACCTCCGAACGCTGGAGTCTCAGGCGGGGCCACTTCCGCTCGCGCCTTGGCCGCTCGCGCGCGCTTCTTTTCCTCGGCCGCAGCTTGCCCCGTCAGGTGCTTGGTGTGCTCGTACCGCCCCGCGTGATCCTCGATGCGCCGCACCTGCGTTGCCGTCCCGTGCTTCTTCGCCGCCGCCAAGTCTCGGGCCGTGCGCTCGGTATGCGCGGTGAGAAGGTCCGCGTGCTCGGCATGGAGCATGCCCGTTAGCGCCTTCGACTCGACCCACTCTGTATGCCCCGTCTCGTCGTGACGAATCTGCACCTTCGAGCCGTCGCGGTGCATCACCTCGAAGTGGCCCGCCTGCTCGTTGTGCGTGAGCTTGAACTTCGCCCCTTCCGCGAACTCGTCGCTGTGCCCGAGGCCACGACCGCCAGTCACCGCGTAGAAGTAGCGCCAGCCGCCCTTCCCCGTGGGCACCTTGCGGACGTACTTGTGCCCGGCGCCCTTGGCCAACTCGGACGCGAGCCCGGCCGCCAACAGGGCGCCGAGAAGCCGCGGCAGGGGCACGATCTCGATGCGAGCAACCCCGGGCCAGGCTTTCGCCAGCGCCTCGTCTGCTGGCAAGGAAAGGCGAAGAGCGCTTGGGAACCATCGCCGGTGGGCGAAGCGGAAGATGCTCATCCGTTAACCTTGTCTCGACGCATATAGGCCGCCGAGCTGGCGTTGTTGGCGCTACCATCGAAGTGCCGCCCCCACTTGAACGGCGAGGACTTCGCCATCGACGGGGGAACAACCTGGCCGTTTGGCCTGACTACCCAATCCTTGGGCACCCACTTGAGCGCGCACCTGCACCAAGGGTGCAGCGGGGGCACGCACGGCTGACGGTCTGCCGCCTTCACTCGGAAGTTCACCGAAGACGGGGGCAGCCAGCGCGCCAGGAAGGTCTTGGGCGTCCCGCCCCTGGTGTAGACGCGCATGCACTCGCGGCAGGCGCCTGGGGCCGGAACCACGGTCACCATTGCGCCGCCACCGTGGCGATCAAGCAGGCGGTCACGCTGCCCCTGCGAGATGCCCGCGTGAACCTCGGTGGCCACGATGCGGTCGATGTCCCGGCTGTAGTCCTCGTTCAGCGCCCGCACGACCCGGTTCTTTATGTCCTGGCCGCGCTCGCCCTCTTCGATGCCAGTCGCCACGGCCTCAGCAACAGCATGGCGAAGCTCTTGGGCTCGCTCGCCCTCAGAGTCGATGGCGATCGTGGTCATGTCGGCCGCGACGCGGTTGCCGAGGCCCACAATCTGCTGCCCGCCGCGCTGTCGAGCGGCTTGCGCTGCCCACTGGCTCGGCGTGGACGGTTTCAGCGGCTCGGGTGGCGGGGGCTCGGCCGCCGCGGGAGGAGGCTCACCAGGTGGAGCAGGTGGAACCTCGGCGGGTGGCGGGGGCGGCATCTCGGAAGGCGCAGGAGTCGGCTCGATGCGTGGAAGCACAGGGGAAGGAGCCTCGCCCGTGGGGGGCGCCGCAGAGGGGGGATGCGGCACGACCCCTAGCCCTGGGCGAGGCTCAATCTTTGGCTCGGGGCGCGGCTCGGCCCCGGGACGCGGCTCTGGCGCAGGAGCACGCACCTCGCGCGCCAGCCGCTCGGACACGTCGCGAGCCTCGGACGCCGTTAGGATGGCGGCTTCCTTCTCGTTGTCTGCCAACAGGGCGCCAAGCTCGGGTGCAATGCCCAACAGGCCCAACATGCGGGCCTCCAAGACATCCAACTCGGTCAGCACGCCCTCGGCGCGCAGACGCTCCAAGACCTCGCGAGACAGCACGGAGGGCCCGTAAAGCTCCAGAGCCAGGGCCATGTGCTCGTCATGCACAACCTTGCGCATGGCCGCGAGCCGGGCCGCGTCAAGCCACCGCCGGGCCTTCCGAAGCTCGCCAGGCTCAAGCCCCTTCTCCATCGGGGCCACGAGATCACCCAGCCGGTCGCCGATGCGCTTGTACCGCTTCGTGATTATCAGTCGGGCCGCATCTTCAAGATGCTTTGCCACGGGCCACGGGTGGGGCTCCCCGTGCGTCTCCCCGATGCCCGCGAGCGCTGCCTTCGCAGCCTTGACCAGCGGCTCTGGAGTCGTGGGGTCCGCCCGCAGCAGCGCCTCCACCACATCTGGGAGCCGCTCCATCATCTCGCCCTCGGCCGCATCTACGTCGAGGCGCATGGTCTACTCGAGGCCGGCGGAGATGATCGCCACCTCGGCCGCCTCTACCCCGGTGTTCTCGATCCAAAGCCCGACGAAAGCGCCGGTCTTGATCAGCACGCCAGGGATGTCGTCGGTCAGGGGCGCCACGTCAATCTGCTCGCCGTCCACGGCTCCGAGACGCACCTTGATGGCGCGATCGGTCTCCACGTAGACGAACTTGGGCAGCGTGCCAGAACCGAGGTTGACCGCGACGGATTCGCCCCCTGCCACCTCGTAGATCAGGTGACCGCTGGAGCGCGTCAGAACGGACACGGCCTGGACGAGTTGTCGCGTGGCGATGATGCCGCGCTGCGAATCGGCGGTCGCAGCCGTCCCGTACTGCTGCGCCGCAGCAGTAACCGTGAAGTCCAGGCTTAGCGTAAGGGCCATGTGCACCTCCCGGGCCGCCCGACCGCGTGCGCGGCCCCCTGCTGCGTTTTGCCTGCCGCCTGCTAGAAGAACAGGCGCGCCTCCATGTTCAGGTTGAGGGCTCCGGCCTGCGCCAGCGTGATGTGGTAGGTCAGGATGTCACCACTGTTGAACCGGATGCCGGTTCCGTCCCACGCGGCGTGGGTGGTGTCGAGCACGCCTAGAATCGCCTCGGCGTTCGCGCCGGTGAACGTGACAACCGCGGCCAACACGGTTGCCCCGTTCAGCAGCACATCGACGGTGGACGCGCCGCCGCCGCCGGTGTCCAGGTAACCGGTCGCGCCGACGATACGTCCAGATGTCGGCATTACGCGACGGACAAAGATCGCTCCGGTGACTGGAATCGCCGCCTCGCCGCTCTCGTTGCGGTATCGGAGATCGGTCAAGACCCCCTGGGCCTGGGCATCGGAAGGGGTAGCGGCTGGAAGTGCAAAGCTCATGTATCTTCTCCGTCTCCGAGCGTCACGCTAGCCTGAACCCTACCACGGGCCGTGCCAGCATGCGCGGTGGTCTGTGACTTCGCCATCTTAGCGCCGTCTTCTTCTTTGTCGCCTCCCTCGCTGTTCGGCAAGCCGAACAGCGAGGCTGCGGTCTTCTTCGCGTCCTCGGGCGAGGGTTGCTCTTCCGTCTCTCCGGGGGCGCCCTCGGCCTCCTCTGGGGCGTTCGCAGCGGTCTGCATCTGCTGCCATACCGTGTTGAGGATCACGGCGCCCGGCGCCTCCTTCGGATCGCGGCTCGTCAGCGGCTCGTCGCCCTGCATGGCACGCACCTCGTCAACGGTGTGCGTGTGCTGGGCAAGATCCATCAAGCGCGTGTGCTCGGCTTCCTCGCTCCGAACGTCGATGCCGGTGGGCACCACCTCAAGGTCCGGGTTGATCGCCCACACGATCCAGATGTTGAGCCAGGTAAACAGGGCGCGGACGCGAGGGCGCAACCAGCGGTTCCGGCTGCCCTCAATCTTCTCGGCGGAGCTGGCCTGCCCTCCGATGCTATTCGCCTGCCCGGTGTTGCCGTAGGTGAAGTTGATCTCGGCGGGGTCCATCCCGCAGATGGCACAGAGCACCTTTGTGAGGAAGTCCATCCACTGGTTGAACTCCATGTCCCTGTTCGTCTGCCCGAGGCTTAGCCAGTTGGCCTTGCCGCCCCAGGCAATCGGGACCTTGTGCGCGTTGCCGACGCCCATTACCAGGGCGTGGAAGTAGCGCTCGAACCTGCGCTGCTGGGGCAGGGGCGGCTCTTCGTTGAAGTGCAGGATGCCCTTCACGTTGGCGCCCTGCTTGAAATATGCCTTGTTGTAGCCGTACCCGTAGAGCCACCCGCTCAGCACGTCAACGAGCTGCTCGAGCACGGAGTAGCCGTAGCCCGCGTTCTCGACGTCGGTTAACGGGTTCAGGACCCCCCACATCATCTGCTCGCCGGTGAACTCCCCCACCACGCTGTTGTGCTTGTCCACCTGGACGGATCGGACGGTGGTGAAGTCGTCGTCTGCGAGACGTGAACCATCGGCTGGGGGCATGGCCAGCCGCATTGTATGCGCGGGCCATGCGTAGAAGCGGTGAGGCTCGAACTTGCCGCCAGGCGCCCATCCGGCCTTTGGTTCGACCTGAACGGTCATCTGGTCGAAGCGAAAGCTATCCCAGAAGCTCGCCCGGACTAGCTGCTCGAGCGTCGGGCGGTTCACCAACTCGCGCCGGTCCGCGTAGTGGCCGCAGTGGTAGAGGAAATCCGCGACCCGGACCATCTCTTTTGCTTCGGCCTTCGTTGGCTGGTAGCGCGCCGCCTGCCCTCGCTTCCGCACCTGCATTCCGGGCAGGTGCCGGTTGGGCCGCGGAGTGCAGAACTCAGCGACCCCAGCGCACATGGTGTTCCCCACGGCCGCGATTGGCGGGGTCTTCGCCATTCGGCGCAGGGTGTCCCAGGACATCCCGGTCGGGCGCTCAGCATACTCGCCGCCGACACCACGAACCCCGTACATGTCCATCTCGGGGTCAGTGAAGATGCCCGCGAGGCCGACGCCGCCCTTGCCCTTTCCGCCTGTTGCGGGGGTTTCAATCGGAGGCTGCAGACCCGAAAGAGGGCCCTGGGGGGCTCGCGCCCGCACTCCACGGCCGGCCTTCTCCATCTCGGCCGAGGGCATGCCAGAACGGGCATCGTCGAACTCAGCGGAAGGGTCAGCAGGCTGAGGCGGCTGCTGCTGCGTCGCTGCTCTGCCGCGGGACTCAAGGAACGCCTCTGCGCCGCCTTCAAGCGCGCCACCGAGGGCTGTGCGCAGTTCTGTCAGCCAGGACATCGGTCACCTCGCCGTTGGGGTCCCGGCTGTGATACGCCGGCCTTTGTTATCGGGGTTGGCCAGC